GCCGGACAAGAACGAGTATTCGCACGTCGCCGACTGTTTGCAGTACGTGTGCCTGGTGTGCAACGGCGGTGGGCTGGCGGGGATCGCGCGTGCTTTGCGGGGGCCGCGGATCAGGTCGGGTGGGGCGCGGGTGTCGGCGGCGGCGTGGACTTAGGGACGTCCGGGGCGTTCGCGCACTTCGGGGGTTGGCGCCATGCGGGCGATTTCATCGATCCGCAGTGGGCGGCGGTAGTGCACCGCGACCGCGCGCTCGCCGAACGTCTGCGACATCTCCTCGGTCACCCACGGTTCGTCGGTGCCGACATCGCGCATGATGCGGTCACGCAGCGCCTCCGCCTTGCGCCATTTCGTCGGGCTCCAACGGAGCACCGGCACCGGCCGACCTGTCGCGGGATCGTGGAACGACAGGCTGAGCTGCCACAGCGGGCGCCCGCCGGCGTAGACCATTCACTCCATGCCGATGTTGCAGGTCAGCCCGGCCGAGACATGCCGGTCGGCCCACCAGAAAAACCGGCCATCGATCTGGCGCTCGGGATCGAACACCGGCGCCGCGAGCGCGATCTCCGCATGCTGGTTCATGGTCACTTCTCCGGTTCCACGGTGAAGCCGATCTCGGCGAGAATGTTGCGGCGGTGGTTGGCGGGCAGGTAATAGCCGCCGGCCCAGATGGTGACGATGCTGTAGCCGTGTTTGATGAGCCTGCGGCGGAGCTTGTAGATCACGACATCGATGAGCTTCGGGCACGTCTCCGGTCGGTCGGGGGCGTGGATCTGCTGCGCGGCGGCGTGGAGGATCTCCTTCGAGGCGCACTCCTTCTTGAGAAGGACGGCGAGGAGGAGGGCCTGTTGCCGGGTGACGTCGTACCTGTGCTGGAGAGCGGTGATCAGCTCGTAATCGTGGAACGGAGTCTTGCGACCCGATCGCTGGGTGGGTGGCTGCTTCTGTGGCCACTCGTTTGGTGGGCGGTCGAGAAGACGTGCCGATTGCAGCGCGTCAGTGATGGTGGCGTGAACGACCGGAAGAGGGAGTTGGGTCGCTCGGGCGATGGCGTTGAGCGGAACCCCCTCGTCGGCGAGACGGACCATTATCGGACACAGAATGCCGACATGGGCGAAGTCGGGGTCCTGGGCCGGGGCCGGCTGGGGCATGACGTTAAAATAGCGTGGAATGGCGAGTAAAGAAAGGGTTGGAGGGGTAAGTTGTGGGGTTTGTTGGGGTTTTTTGATGTCTGGGGTGGGCATTTTTAGCCGGTCTGGTCCATTCTATTGGGTATGATAGGGTAGAATTTGTGCGGTGCGGGAAGGTATCACATCTGTCATTTCATCCGTCATCACGTGTCACATCCGTCACTGGGTCGGCAACGGCGAGATCGGTCGTGACGGATGTGACAGATGTGACGGATGTCGCGGACGAGGGTGGAGGTGTGGCCGGCGAGCAACAGAAAGGGGGCGAAGAGGTATAAGTGACACATATGCGTCATCGCAAGGAACATCTGTCATCGCGTAAGCTATTGAAACAAGTAAGGAAGTGACAGTAGTGACAGATGTGACAGATGTTGAGTTCTATATATATACGCTCTATATAAAGATACCGCACCATATACGAGGAACTCAACATCCGTCACATGTGTCATTACCTCCACTGGTTTTGAGGATTTTGTGCGCTGCACGCTGTGGGTATTTGCCTACGCCTTTTTCGCGCGGCACCCATGGGGCGCACCCCGCCAGTGTAACAGATCACACAGAACAGACAATGGGGGGTCAGTGATCGACCACACCTGGCTGGATGGAGAATAGTCGAGGGGAGTTCGGGTGGTGGTAGGAAGGTAGAGTAGGGTTTTGGGGGTCATATATTTACGGGGGGGATATTAAGAAATTTTTCAGGCCCCGGCCGGTCCAGTGTGGGGGGAGGGGCGCCCCATCCCTGACGTGCGGCACCCCCGCCGAGCGCACTCGGCGCTGGCGTGTGTTGCAGTTTGTGAGACAAGAGTTTGGAGTTTTGAGGTATTTGTTTCAGCAACACATTGATACTGCACGCATATCCAAATTAGGCTGGCGCACGTCGCGTCCGTCGAACCTGGAAAGTTCCAGTATTATGGAACATGTGCCTATTTTTTTGGCGGCACCTAAATCATAGGCATAGGTCCAGCTTGGCGCCGAGTCTCCCGCGCGCCGAGTCTTATGTAGCGGTTTTCCGATACTCCCCACAGTTCCTTCCGGATCTCGTCGCGGTCGAGCTCGTCCTGGTCGCGCCGCTCCGAGCGACCGAGCGACCGAGCGACCGAGCGACCGAGCGACCGAGCGACCGAGCGACCGAGCGACCGACCAGTTCCGGCTGATCTCGTCGCGCAGTTCTGGTCCGCCGATCTCGTTGCGCCGACGACCAGGTCGCGATCGTTTTGCGCCGCGAGTGTGCCGACCCGCGCGCGTGTCAACCATGCATCTCGGCGCGCCGACCCGCGCGCGTGTCACGCCAGCGATTTGCAAACCTGTTGCTAACCACGCCATCACAAACCGCCCGTGACACGCCGACAAATCATTGCATAATATGCCACGTCACGTCATATTCCCATCACAAACAGGAGTCGCCCATGTCCTTCAGCACCGAGTTTCCCGACTGCGACGCCGCGTCGCTTCCCGTCATTCCGTCCAATTGGGTCGACACGAGCTGGCGCAATGACGCGTGTCCGTCCTTTGACACGCAAACGGGTTACCGCGTCTTTATCGACTACGCGAACCAATCCGACCGTGAATTCAACCAGTCTCTGCGTTTCAGCGTCCACACCAACACCGACCATGTGGCCGTTGCATTCGAGAGTGACGACTGGTCCGCCGTTCTCGTCTTCCTGATCTCCGACAATTTCGCCGCCGCGCTTCGCCAGTATCTCACCTCGGACGAGTACGCCGAGATGCAGCGTCGCAATGCCAGCGACAACAATCCTCTCGTCTGTCACTCGCATGATTTCTGCGACGCGAACGAGATCATGGATGCCGCGTTTATTGCCGTACTCGGCCGCAGTTCTCTTCCCGACGATATCGACGCTGGCATGTCCGACGCCGATATCGCCATGTGGAACGCCGCATGGAACACCGCCCGCAAACTCAATCTGATCTAACCCCAACCACAGGAGTCACCTATGATCGTCTATCACGTTGGCGTAACCGTCTGTCACCGCGAAACGCTGTGGCAAGAGCTGTGGCACAATTGGCAGTATGCCGCGGCCAATCTCCCGTGCAACACGAGTGTATGGATGATACCGGGCACGCATGTGCACGCCGATAATGCGTCAATGTCTCTTGACGCCATCCGGTACAATTTCCGCCCATGAATGATGTACCGCCCGGTGCCGCTACATGCGGCCCCGATCGGTGCATGTTCACCAACCCCAACCACGGAGTCAGACAATGCCTCTCGAAACCGACACCATCACGTTACCGGATTTTTGGGCTTGCGCCCTTATCAATGGCGACAAATCCGGGATGGAAGACAACGAGATCGCGCATATGGACGCGTACCTCAAAACCGCCCTTGCTGGTGGTTGGTATGTGGTCGACCTCGTGCGCGACGACAACGGCGAACCACACGACCCGCGCTTTACGTGGTCCTACGATCTCTACGGCGGCACCGCAAAGGGCGGTAGCGTCCTGGACTACGTCATTCATCGCCAAACCCCGGAGTCAGCAATGACCGACCGCTATCATGTGCAACTGTATGTAGGCGAAGGCGTCAACCGCGTATGGCGCCGCGTCCACCCTGTTGGTGGAGATCCATACGTTTTCACCAAAGATGAGGCAAAGCAGTATATCGCGGCGCAAACGATTGGCACGATTTACGGGGCGGAAAACTATCGTCTCGAAAAACTGCCTGACTGACGTTTCAACCCAAACCAAAGGAGTAACCCCAATGGAACTCGACATAACCCACATGGTAGCCGACGCAGACACCATGTTCGACCTCTCTGGCAGCCGCCTAGAGCACGGCCAAGACGCCGCAAGCATTACCTGGAGCAATTCGCAAGCCTACGGCGCCGAGCACCCGTTGTTGACCACTGACGCCATGCGCGAAGCCGCCCGCCGTCACTTCGCCGAATACGGCGCATGGTCGCGTGACGAGATCGCCGCATGGTCGGAGACCGAATTGCAAGGTCTCATGTGCCAGGACGTAGCAGCCGCCATTCGCGAGATGGAGGTAGCCGACGACTACGTGGATTACCAACGCTTGTCCGAGCAAGGCACCTGCTCCGGCCGCATCTATAAAGGCGACGACGATCGTTGGTACTACTACGTTGGCCTCTAAGCGATAAGCCTATGCGGCGCCAACCCCGCCGCATAATCGTATCGCCACGATACGCAAACGGAGTCAGACAATGCAACACTGGACCACGATACGATCATTCCGCACCGCCAGGTTCAACGTCACGTGCGACTGGACATATGAAGATTGCCCGGACGTGTCATGGGCCGACGCGGAAACGCTCGCCAAACTCGAAAGCGGCGAATACGTCAACGCGACTTTCCGCGTCCGCGTCATGTATGACGGCCGCGAGATCGCGGCCGATTATCTCGGTAACAGCGTCTATGCCAACCCGTCCGATTTTGCCCGCGAGCATATCGGCATCAAACCAAAGTGCCGCGCCGACGGTATGAACTACGGAACGTATTTCAGCGGCATGATGCATGAGGCAATTAGCGCCGCGCGCAAAGCCTTGTGCAACACTCCGCGCGTACGTTGCGCCTAACCCCAAACCACGGAGTCACCAAATGACAAAAGACACCATCGCGATGCTGGCGCGCCTCACCGCCACCGGCATAACCTTGGACGACGCGCACGCCTTGCGTCGCATCGCCATGACCTTGCATCGCTGGCATGAGTTGGAGTGCGGTGACAGTAACGACCACGGATCGTGGGCGATCGTTCGCGGCCGATATGAGACCAGGTCCGGTCAACACGCCAATGGCCACGGTCTGCACCGCGTATTCCTGCACGATGACGACGGCGCGCCCTACCTGGAACGCCATCACTATATGCACGGCGCCGGCAAGGACTCGGTTTCCTATACCCGCATTCCAGATCGCGAAGCCGGCGCCAAACGTCGCCTGGTCGCTCTTATGCAGCGATACCCGTCGCTAGGGTACTACATCCAAGGCGACCCGCGCGGCGCGAGCCTCTACATCATCCGCCCGGGAGACGTCCCGGAAGGCAAGCCGGCCGATCAACACTATAACCACGGCATCGCGGTTCACCAGTAACCCCAAACCAGGAGTCCCCCATGCCCTACACCATGACGACCCAACGCCAGGTGCGCGCCGCGTTCTGGCAAGCGCACCCGGACCGCACGCGTTTTCCCAAGCGCAAGATCCGCGACTACTCCGGCAACGCAACCATGTACGTCACTGACGTGCGGTGCGCATTCTCGGACTATGTCGACTATCTCTCGAAAGACGGCGCCATCTCGTCCGATCTGGCGGACCGCGTCACTCTCGATTGATGTACCGGCCCGCGCCCCTACATGGGACGCGGTGCGGTGCATGATCGCACCACAACCAAAACGAGGAGTCAGACCATGATTGATATCACCAAGCCGGACAACGCGGCCGATACCGTTGTTACCATCACGATTAGCGGCAACGCACTCGTGAGTGTGCTCAATACCGCGCAAGCCCTCATGTACGAAACCGGCCGCACCAAGCTGACGAATGACGGTACGGTCGGAACGTCCGAGAGCTATGAACGCGTCAACCAAACCGTGGAACGCATTCGCGACCAACTCTCCGACCAGCGTTGCGCCCGCAATCGCATCGCGTAACCCAAACGAGGAGTTAGACCATGTTGGACTGGAAAGATGCAGAACTCGCCTACTGCATAGATTTGATCGATCGCCAAGGCGACAACAGCGTCGGTCGCGACCCGAAAACGATCGCGTCTTATTTGCGCGTGCAAGCCGTGGACGCTTTCCGCGACGCGATCAAACACGGCAAGCCGCGATTATTCGAGCTGGCGGCCCGGCTTGGTGACGCCGCCACCGCGATCAACGCCGATGCGCGCAACGATCACGCACCCGATTGGAGCCGCGCCTACCAGGTCTTGCGCGACGCCGAGACGGCGCCGGCAATCGACTAACCCCAAACCAGGAGTCAACCAATGTCCTTCTATCTCGTCGCCACCGTGTCGACCTTCGCGGCCCTCTGGATTACTTGGCACCTTGCCGCCATCCGCGCCGAGCTGGACACCAAACCCTAACCCCTTATGTGGCAATTCCAACCAAACCAGGAGTCAACGATGCCACGCGAATATGAAGACTACATCCGTGACGAGGAGCGCAAGCACACCCCGTCTAATGACGAGATGCTGAAGAAACTCGACGCTTACGGGCACCTCAACTGGACCGTCGGAAACGAGGACTGGACCGCGTGCTTTGACGCGGTCCGCCACGATGACCGCATTGCCTACCACGTCGTGGTCGACTGCGAGAGCGGCGGCTTTGTGGACACGGTCGCAAGCGGCGTGATCCCGGTGTCTAAGGTCGATACGCTGCGCAATCTGCCGGCCTATTGGGCCAGCATTTGCAGCGACAACTACCTCAACGATGACCAACACGGCGAAGTCGAATGGCTGGACTGCACCAAGGCGTGGAACACCCACCTCGATACGCTGACCAGAGAAGAAACGTCGCGATAACCCCACACAAGCCAACGGCGCCGCAGCCTCACGCCGCGGCGCCGTTGACCCCAAACCGGCAGGAGTCAGCCGCCGGAACCTTCAACTCTTATGTACCAAATCGAGCCCGCAATGACAACCCACCGTCTCCACATGACCGGCTCCGAATATAAACGAACCCTTAACCAGCTCGGCCTGCGCCACGGCGGCCTCGCCACCGTTGCGTTTCTCGGCATCTCGCTCTCGGCATCCCACAAATATGCCCGCGAGGTGAACCCCATCCCGAAGCCGCTCGCCATGCTGCTGCGTTACATGGTGCAAAACCACCTGACACCCGCAACCGTGGAGGCCGCAAACAACGCGGGCCCGCCAGCGGCGGATATTCCCCTGGCGAGCCCGGCGGCACATTCCGAAAGAGCCTGCGAGACCACTCAGGGAACCACCGCGCCGCAAACATATGCGCCACCCGAAGCCCCCACAAGCCGTATGCCGAGCAAGTTCCGCTAACACCTTATGTGGCCCGCATGACCTACGCCGCCCTCCGCGCCCTCGTGCGCGCTTCGCCCGATGGCATCACCGAGGACGCACTGCGCTTTGTCCACGGCGCGACGCCGGTGCAGCTCGAACGCCTCGAACGATCCGGCGACGCCCGCGTGGAGACGCACGAGATGGCGCAACCCGCCATCACCGTGCGCTGGTTCTTTCCGAGCTGATCTCTTATGTATGTGGCCCAACCCGGCCGAGGCCCCGCCCGAGGGCTTGCGGACAAACACCGGCGCGGGAGCCACTGCCCCGGCCGGATTGGGGCGGCGTGCACGGCTCCACCGAACCGCCTGGACCGCCCCGCATTGAGCCACAGCCGCCGCGCCGACGCAATGCTGGCGTGTCATGTTCCATGATACGTATTTGTGCGGGTGTTCCCGATTGACACGCCTCCGTGTCACCCGAATCTGCTATGGTGTCGCGCCATTATGGAGTCGCCCGTGACCACGATCGAAAGCGCAGAGCTGGACATCCGCGAGAAGCTCGCCCACATCGACCAGATGCTTGCTGACCGCGACCGCAAGCGCCAGGAAATCTACCACGCTCCGCGGCTCGTCCTCTTCGCGGCCATGACCGCATTTGCCGCCGTCTTCGCGGCCGGTGCCGCCGTCGGCGGAACGCTGGTCAAACTGATCTGGCCGTAACTTTAATCCTCCGCCATCGCCGCATCCCGCGCCTTGCACGCAAAGCACGTGCCGCATGCGGTGCGTCCCTTCGGGGTCTCGCACGACCACGTGCGCTTAATCGGCACGCCAGCCTTCCGGGCCCGCGCCACGACCCCGGCCTTCGACACGTGCAGCAGCGGTGCAATCACGCACACCCCGTAGGCCGCGGCGCAGATGGTGACTGCATCCCAGAACGACAACCGGCTGTCCGGATGGCGCGACCAGTCGTCCGAGTTCCCGCCCACCGCAATGGCGTCGAACCCGTGCCCGTGTGCGTGCGCAACAGCAGTGGCCGCGAACAGCAGGTTGCGCCCCGCAAACCCCCGATCCTTGACCGCCGGCAGGTTGGGCAGCACCAGCACCCCGAACGGCACCCGCCATTCGTGCGCAAGCCCCTGCGCATATTCCAATTCGATCCGGTGCGGCTGCGCATAATCGAACGCAAGCGCAAAGCACTCGTCCTCATCCGCCATCATCTCGCGCAGCACCACCGCGCTGTCGATGCCGCCGGAGAACAGAACAATAATTCTCACCACCCCGGCTCCTGCCCACCGGCCGGCGCGAGCCGCACCCCGACAAACCCGCGCTCCTTGGCATTACGGTAGGGCCGCAGCCCGTGCGAGCGCAACGCCTGCGAAAACGCCTTGGCGGAAATCTTCGGCTCGCCCGCATTGGTGGCCCACACCTGCCACGAGCCGTACAGCACCATCGTGGTCGCCCGCCCGGCAAGGTCCGCCATCGTGCACTCGCGCAGCCATTGGCCAATGCTGTCCTCGTCCTCGACATACTCCTCGGTCGCCGCCAGCACCGCCTCGGGCGGCGCCAGCCCACCGCGGCGCCAGGCGCGCTGCCCCTGCAACAGCTTCCACAAGATCCCCGGCCACTCGCCGCGCAAATCCTCGCGCAGATGCAGGTTGCGCTCGGCATCCGGGATCTCGACCATGAACGGCACCAGATGGATGCGCCGCCGCATCGCCTTGTCGACATTGATGACCGGCCGGTGGTTCCCCGAAATCGTGATCTTGAAGTGCGGCGTGAACTCGAAACTGTTCTGCCGCATGTACCTCGCCCGTACCCGGTCGCCACTGACGAGATGCTTGAGCAGCCCCTCGTTCCACGCCCGCCCCTTGTCGGTCTCCTCCGCCACCACTAGGCGCACCCCGCGCATGCCGGCGAGTTCCTCGGGATGCTTCTCGTTCCTCTGCTTGACGAACATGTCGATCGACGCCGATGTCGCATAGGTGCCCATGATCCCCTGCACCGTGTCGAGCAGCACCCCCTTGCCGTTCTGCCCGAAGCCATAGAGGAACACGAAGACCTGCTCCTTGGTCGAACCGGTCAGGCAGTAGCCAAACCAGCGGTGCAGATAGTCGACGACTGCCTGGTCGCCGGCACACACGCGCAGCAGGAACGCATCCCAGGTCGGCGTCGGCATCTCGACTGGCGACACCGCGCAGCATTTCGTTACCATGTTCTCCTTCTGGTGCGGGCGCGGCAGGTCGTCGTCCTCGTCGGCTGAGAAGATGGCACCGGCCGGCGTCGCGATCAGGTCGATGTCGGTATCGAAATCGTCCGCCGCCGCCGCAAGCTCGGTGCGCAGCCGCCCCACCATGCCGACGTGATTGGCGTAGCTCTCCACCGCTTTCTTCAATTCCTTCTTGCGCAGATCCGACCCTACCTTGCGGCAGAACTCGCCGACCGAGCGCCCGACCGTGTCGCACTCGTCCAACTGCCAGATGCCCTTGCGATAGGTAAGCCAGCGCCCGCCAACGTGGCGGTAATCGTCGGTTCCGTCGCGCAGCTCGGTGAGCCACGCCATCGTCATCGCCTCGCCGGTCGGCACGAAGTCCGGCCGCATCCACGCCGCCGGCAGCACCGAGACGACCCTCGGCACCGTGCGGATGAACTCGTCGGGCTGCTCGTCAGGCATCATGAAACGCCTTTATGAACTCGGCCGCGACTTGCGGGACGATCGCGTTGCCGTAGGCGCGCAGGCGTCCCACACGGCCGAGTATCCCATGAGCCAGCGGGAATGTGCCGGGTTCAACTGGCCGCGCTTTTCCGTCGGTGCAGGGGAGCCAGGCGATGTCGTCCCAGAAGCCAGCCGCGCCACCTCGTTGAGCGGGCGCGCATTGATCCCGTGCTGGTTCGAGGCGCTCGACTTCCAGTCCCGCGCCGCCGCCGTCGGCCACGAGGCGATCGTCACGGTGTCCAGCAGGTTCGACCGACGACCGCCAGCGCGCTTCGCCTGTCCGCCCCGCACGCCATCGTTCGCCTTCGTGGTCGGCCACGAACCACACTCGCTGCCGGATGTGCGGCGCGCCGACGCCGCAAGCTGGAAGTACGGCCGCCCCGCAGGCGTAGCCTTCCGCTTCCAGGTCAGCGAAAACAGCGTCGAGCCAGCCCCATCCAACCGCCGCCTCAACCTGCTCTCCAAACAGGACTGGAGGGCGGCACTGGGCGATGAGAGGAAACCAGCGAGGCCACAGGTGGCGTTCGTCATCGCCCGCCTTGCTCTTGCCGGCGACCGAGAACGGCTGGCAGGGGCAAGAGCCTGTCCAAACAGGTCGGTCGTCGGGCCATCCTGCAAGGCGCAGGGCGAGCGACCATCCGCCGATGCCGGCGAAGAAATGGCACTGGTCGTATCCGCGCAGATCGTCGGTCCGCACGTCAACGATGCTGCGTTCGTCAACGTCGCCTGGCGCGATGTGCCCGGCTGAGATGAGGTTTCGGAGCCATCGCGCTGCATAGGGGTCGATCTCGTTGTACCAAGCGCGCGTCACGCGCTCGCCTCCAGGTCGGCGAAGTCGGCGCCGACCCGGTCGACCATGCGCATCTCGCAGACGCGGCCCGCATCGGTCCACCGCCAGTAGGCGGTCTGTGCCACCCGCCAGCCGGTGCGCGAACGATCGTTGTCGCAGGCGATGCGCAGTTCCTCGACGCCCGGCAGCAGCGGGCACCGCGCGAGGCTGCCGGCACTCCCGAATGCCCATACCGGGGAACACCCCTGCATGATCAGCGCAAGGCCCGTCTCGATCCCCTCGCAACCGGTGAGCCGCCCAGCCTTGAGCACCGCGTCGTGCGAGGCGAGCTTCGCCACCCCGGCACGGCCCAGCATCATCTTGTCGATGCGCCGGTAATCGCGGGTGATGTAGGTGCGGTGGATGCCGATCAGCCGATCGGTCTCAGCGTCGCGCAGCGCCGTGACCATCGCCATGGCGCGCTCCTTCCCGCGCAGGCAGCGCGGATGGAACCGGATCACCGCCCCGTTGACCTCCGCCGGCAGCACCAGCCCGCGCCCCGCGAGGTAATACTCCACGGGAGAGCCCCGCGCCGACACGCTCTCGGCCCACACCGCGCGGGCTAGCGCGACGCCGCGATCCTCAACATCAAGCGCAGGCGCAACCGGCGCCACGCGCGGTTCGCCCCGCTTGTTGCCGCGGCCCATGTCGAAGCCGCGCGAGCGCAACTCGTCGATAAGGTTGCGCGGATCGCAGCCCGCATAGCACTTGACCAGGATCGCCCGCTGCCCGCGCACCAGCTCCATCGATGGGCTGCGGTCGTCATGGCCGACGCAACAGCACAGCCAACCGCGCCGCGTCCGCTTCGGCTTGCCGCACGCCGCCGCAATGCGCTCGATCGCGTCCATGGCCGCCCTCCCTCACGTCTACTGCTCCACGCCGGCCTCTTTCTCGCGATCCGCGCGCTCGCGTCGCTTTTCGGCCGATACCGGCATCGCGACCTCGCGCACCTTCACGTTCACGGCGGGTGGCACGGCGATGATGATGGTGACGGTCTGATCGGGCGGCGGCGGTTCCGGCTGCGGCTGCGCCTGGCCGCTCGCCCACTCCGCGATCAACTGGTCCTGCGAGCCGGCATACGAATTGATGTCGCACGGCCCGATGCCGTCGATTGAATGCGGCTGCGGACCGTAGACGCCGTCGGTGAACTGCCACAGCCAGTAGGTGTCCCAGGACTGCTGCCACGACGGCGCCGTGCCGTACTGCGCAAGCCACAGCCGCCGCGCGCCGAAGAACTCGTCGCGCCCGCTGATCAGCTCCTTGGCGGTGTTCCCCGAGTAGATGACGCACTCGCCAGGGCGACCGAGCGCGGTCTCGACCTGGGTGATCCAGTCCTTCGCGTCCGCCGCCGACATCGTGTCGGACCCGTTGTCCTCCCAGTCGAGGCAAAAGAGTTCATCCGGGTCGGGCGCCGCGAAGCGCAGGAAGTTTGCCACCTGCCCGTTGACATTGCTGCTGTCGGCGAAATGATAGGCGCCCCACTTGAGCCCCGCCGCCTTCGCGGCGTGCTGCTGCGCCACGTAGGTCGGATCGGTGTAGCTCTGGCCCTCGGTCGCCTTGTAGATCACGCCGACGATGCCGTCGGCCGCAACTGCGTCGTAATCGTCGGCCGGGTCCCAGTGCGAGAGATCGACCACCATTGCGCTGATCGGTTCAGCCATCGTTCGTCCTCCGTGTCATGACCGTGCTTCCACCGCCACGCGGTCGACCACCTCGCCGATGAGCGACTGCGGGCTATTGTCCTGGTTGCGGGTGAGCGCGTGCCGGATCACCTCGAACGGGCACCCGTGCTGGAGCGCGAGCGAGAGCAGGATCGCCGCATCACGGCACACCGCCTCGACGTCGGAGCCGATCTTGCGCGAGGTGACGAACACCTCGGCGACGCGGCCGTCGGCGAAGCATCCGAACGACGCCACGTAGTCGATCTGGTCGCGCCGCAGCGTGAACGTGAAGGTCGAGCGCCGTGACGGCATCAGCTCGCGGGTCTCGCGGGTCATTGCGTCCTCACATTCGTGATCACCGCGCCCCAGGTCTTCAACTGGTTGAGCGCGCCGTCGAACGTGTCGTGGATGGCGAACGGCAGGCCGCGCTCGCAGGCCCATTCAGCAAAGTCGGCCTGGCGGTCGGAGAGGTGCATTCCCTTGCGCTTCAGTTCGAGGAAGTGCGCGACCCCGTCGTCCGACATCAGGATGAAGTCGGGCCAGCCCGGGATGAGCCCCATGCGCTTGAGCCTCGCCCCGGTCGCGGGCGAGCGCAGTTCCCCGTTTGGGATGTGGGTATAGAGCCAGCCCGGCGTGAGCCAGCGGCGCAGCGCGTCGGCGACCATGCAGTGGAGGGCGAATTCCTTCGGGGGCGGCGGCCCGCGCACGCGGCCGGTGAACAGGTTGAGCTGGCCGGTGGTGCGCGCCATGCGCGCCTCCTTTGCCTAGGATGCAGCTTGGATTTCCGATGAGGCGATCGGAGGGTCGAACATCGGGCACAGCACGTGGCGCTTGATCTTGCCGCCGGTCGCGCGGTGAATCGCGGTCGCCATGCGCGGCGAGACCCGGCCGAGGTTCTTGGCCCGCCACACCGCATGCTGCGAGTAGCCGATCGCCTCGGCGAGCTTCCATTCGCTGCCGAAAAGCTCGATCGCTGCCAGCACGGCCTTGCGGCGCTTGTGCGCAGACATGCGTGTCCCCTTCGCCGGGTCACCCCCGTGACACCGGGCCGTTGGCCCTCATTCACATGATCGTGTGATAAAACGCCGAAATATCACCCACGTCAATGGGTGAAAAAAAACCCACAGGGTGTCAAGCGGACTATATGGACTAGACCGGCTAGAAATGACTATATCCCTCGCGGAACCGCGAGAACTAAGCGCAAATGCCTACAGACGAAACACACCTCGCGAGGCTCGCGACGACCCCTCTAGGTGTGTGTCGCGTATCCGACTCTCTTTAAATGTGTACCTCTTACTCTCAACTTTCCGTGAGCTAGGAAACGACAATGGCCACAACATCTGGAATTGAAATCAAAGAAGCCCGCCAGAGGTTGGGATGGTCGCAGGCGCAACTCGCGAAGAAGGTCAACTCGCACTCTCATACAATTTCAAAGATAGAGACTGGCGTAATTAAATTCTCGCGTTTGATGTTGCCGATCCGCGAAGCCCTCGGCATTGTTGAAAAAACCCCCAACGGCTCAGATCATGCCGCAGCACCGCACGAGCTGCTGGTGCAAGTAAAACACGCGTACTTGCGCTGCTACTACGCAATTGCCCACGAGTTAGAGGACACCATGGTTCTGCGTCCCGAACCAACGAGGACCATCCCGCGGCCGGAACGACTACGCAATTTCGAGGATGCCTACTCCATCATGGTTGCGATTGCGGCAATGTCTCCTGCCTACGAAGTCGGCGACATCCTCTATATAGACCCCTACCTGCCGGCCGAGCCTGGCAAAGATGTTCTTTTAAGAAAGAGCCTCAACGGAAGCGGCGCGATGGTGATCCTCGCGCGGCTAATTGAAGTCACACGCGACGGCTGGCTGGTGCGGCAGCATGGCAACACACGAAAAAAAGATTTCAGTGTGAAAAAAGTTGATTACCCCGAGTGCCACCGCATCGTGGGAAAAATCAACCGATAGGCACATTCAGCCATTCGGGTCAAAAATAACACCTCGGTGTATTGACGCCTCACCCATCAAGGG